GCTTCCCTTCCTGTCTCCTCGCGACTGGTTGCGCGTAAGCGTAGCTAACGATTTTACCAAGATGGGAACCCTCAACCTATTCATAGTCGATCAATTGGACAATGCTATTGGTGTAGGTGGCGATGCCACCACTGGGGTTTCTGTTCAAGTGTTCGCTTGGGCGACAGAAGTAGAGGTAAGTGGTGCTACTACTCCTCTAGCTCTGCAATCGGGCAGAGTGAAAGATGAATATGGGAAAGGACCCATTTCAGCTCCTGCTAGTGCAGTGGCGAATATAGCCGGTAAGCTTGAAAAAGCTCCTGTCATCGGACCGTTAGCTACGGCTACACGGGTTGGTGCTAAAGCTGTTTCAGATATAGCTTCCCTTTTTGGCTTCTCCACTGTTCCGAACATCGATGCTGTGGATGGTCTTGCGCCACGAGCGTTCCCCCATATGGCCAACGTTGGTATACCCTACCCACGAGAGAAATTGTCTTTGGATCCGAAAAATGAAATTTCTGTTAACCCCCAAGATGTTGGAGATCATAGTGAAGACAACCTTAATATAGCTGAGTTAGCTGGTAGAGAGTCTTACATGTCTACGTTTCAGTGGCTTTCTACTGATGGTGTTGACACTACTCTTTATAGCACGCGCGTGACGCCTATGATGTTTTCCAACGCTGCTGTCGCAGGTGGAACTGTTGCTGCTGTAGCCCCTATGGGGTGGGTAGCTGCAATGTTCCGTTATTGGCGAGGCGATATTATATTCCGCTTTCAGATTATAGCCTCCCAGTATCATAAGGGTCGTCTACGCATAAGTTGGGATCCCACAGGGTTAGCTGGAGACAATATGTCTGTCAACCCCAATACGATTCCACTTATTCAGACAAAAATAGTAGATATTGGCAAGTCTTCCGATATAGAAATTCGGATTCCATACCAACAAGCCACTCAATGGTTAGCAGTTAAAGCAGCTTATGAAGATGCTCCTTTCACTTCTAGTAATAGACCATGGGTTAATGGACCAGCCTACGACTACCGTCCTGGTAGTGACAATGGCTATCTCCAGGTGCGTGTTGCTAATGTATTATCTTCTCCAAATGAGAAACCTACAGCAGCTAATGGTATTCGTGTTTTGGTGTCAGTCAGGGCTGCGGACAACATTGAGTTCGCGAACCCAGACCTACCCGAAACTAACGGGTACTATTTCACGCCTCAGAGTGGCCTTTTCGACGAACTTGAGATGGGAGAGCAGACTGCGCCTCGAGCCACAGGGTTATTATACACTGGGGAAGAGGTGAAGTCTCTTCGCACTTTGCTACAACGTATGTCTCTAGTGGACATATTAGAGAGTCAAGGGACAAATATCCCTGATCCCACTGTTGCGGATGCGACTCATGCCATCTACCAGGCCACGTTTACGGTCATTCCAGAATTACCTGGATATGATCCTTTTGGCAAGGATTCAGCTAGAAATCAAGCTAACACTACTAATGTTGATTACAACTTTAGCTTGCATACTAATCTTTCTTGGATCTATCCTGCCTTTGTGGGGTGGCGCGGCTCCATCAACTATACCTTCAATGGTAATCTAGATGGTAAGGCCCTTACTTCTATGCGAGTAGTTAGAGGTAATTTTGGCAATGTAGGCCAAGAACTGTGGTACACTACTACAGAAACTGCTCGATCCAAGGTGCGTTCGTTTTATAAGAACGTTATGAATAGCGGCAATGCCGGTAGCGCCTTGTGCAACCAAATGACCAATGCAGGACTTAGTGTCTCTGCACCGTGGTACAGACCCGTAAAGTTCGCTTTGTGCGATCCCAACGTGTTGGATTATACAGATAAGGATGATTTCACAGGAGATACTAATCTCCGTTTAGAAATAGCATTCCCCCCTAAGGTGGATAGTCATTCCACTCGAGACTTTGTAATCCATCGATACGTGTCTGTTGGTCCAGATTTTAACCCGGTATTCTTCGTGAATGTACCCCCCGTGTATTATTATACCACAGACCCCCCCATACCATCTTAAATGGATGGGGAACAATTCCTAGTGTTCGGTGCTGGGTCCTCAAATTTGAGAAGGAGATTTTATCTCGATGTCATATCCGGTTCGGATTGACAGAGCCGGAACCTTTCTATGGCAGTCTTCGTTACAAGACCGAAAATT